GGCCCGCGCTTGGGTGGTGTTCAACGGCACGTCGGGGGCCATAACATCCAACCTGAACGTGAACAGCGTCGTCAGGAACGCGACGGGCAACTACACGATTACCTTTACCTCTGGCATCCTCGCCAACGCCAACTACGCCGTAAGCGGTTCGGCGCTAGGCACGACCAGCGTCGCCCCGTTCGTATTTGCCGACAACACGACGGCCCCCACCGCCGTGACGCTGCGCGTGCAGGTGCTGTCGCTCACTTGGCCGTCTGCAACTCCTGCCACGGCGGCCTACGACAGCACCCGCGTCAGCATCGCGGTGTTCGGGTGACGTAATGGATGAGGCCGCGCAATCCCTGATTGTCCACTTTGAGAACCTAGACCTGCCGCCCGAAGCGGCGGGCTGGCTCATGGACATCTGGCGCATGATCCAGATGCTGGACGATGTGGCGGACGGCGACCCGGTGACGCGCCCGGACCTCGACGCGGTCATCTGGTCCTCGCTGATCAGCATGCCAGCCAATCCGTTCTACCTCGCCAATATTCAGGCTTTGCAGACCGGGCTGGCGTTGCTGGTCATGAAGTGGAAGGCGTCGGACGACGCCGAACGCGCCGGTCAGGCGGATGCCCGGTCCTTCATCTGGCGCGCTGGGTACTATGACTTGGTGTTGTTGGTTGTCCTTTTGACGAAGGGGCACGCAACTGCTATGAAAGACGCCGTGAAAGTCATGCACTTGTACGGCGAAACGCTGCACGAATACCTGAAGGAGTTTATGCCATGCCGGGACCAGTAGCTGCGATTGCCGGCTCTGCGATTGTGGGCGCGGGAGCCAGCCTTTTTGGTTCGAGCCAAGCCTCCAAGTCTGCGGACAAGGCCGCCAAACAGCAAAAAAAGGCGGCTAAAATTGCAGCAGCGCAGCAGAAAGCCGCGCTGGAGCGTCAGATTGGTCTTCAGGAACCCTTCCGGCAGGTCGGCGTCAATGCGTTGGCGGAATACCCCAAGGCAGCCGAGTATACGCCGTTTGGCATGCCGCAGTTCCAGGCTGATCCGGGGTACAACTTCCGTTTGGCCGAGGGCATGAAAGCGCTGGAACGGTCGGCCGCTGCTCGCGGTCTGCTTCAGTCCGGCGGCACGCTCAAGGGCATCCAGCAGTACGGCCAGAACCTTGCCAGCGACGAATACCAGAACGCCTTTCAGCGATACCTGACTGAGCGCCAAGCCAAGCTGTCTCCCTTGGAATATCAGATTGGGTTGGGGCAGGCCGCTGCATCGGGGCAGGCCGCAAACGTCGGCACGACGGCTAACAGTCTCAGTGAACTGACGCAGGCACTCGGCAACATCGGCGCCCAGCGGGCGGTGGCGCAGGGCAATATTGCGGCGTCCACGGCGGGCAACATTGGCAACATATTTGCGCAAGGGGCGGGTGCGTATGGCGACTACATGGCCGCGCAACCGTACATGAACTATCTTCGGTCCATCACGCCATCTATTGCTGGCGGAACTACAACCGGGCTAGGTTACGCTGCGCCGGCTGGCTATTCACAACCCGTTCTTTAATAGGTGATCCATGCCAATTGATCCAAGCATTATCGGCAACGTCATGGCCCCGCAAGCGGTGCAGATGCCGGACGTGAATGCCATGATGCGGACCCAGACACAGGGCATGGAGAACATTTACCAGATTGAAGCCGCGCGGGAAGCGCAGGCGGCAGAACAGGCGAAGGCGCAGGAAGACGCCGCCGTCAAGGCACTGCTCCCGGCCTACGCGCATGCGTTCAAGACGGGCGACCTGAGAACCGCGCTCAGTCTTGCGCCGGCGGAATATCAAGACGGTCTGCTTCCGTACGTTGAGGCTTTGGATGGCAAGCCGATAGAAGAAATTCAGGCGGCGTTGATTGGTTCTTTGTCATCTAGCCCCGCAGGGCAAGAAGCGCTGTCCGCTATTCAGCGCGGGCAGACATTTAGTGTTCAGTCTCGGCAGCAAGATTTGGCGGAAAAGAAATTTGCGGCCGAAGCGGCTGGTGGCGGTACGCCTGACTACGAAAAGATTGTGCTACAAGATGGTACCTTGGGTCTTTTGGATAAAAAGACTGCGCGTATTATCCGGCCTACAATGGAAGGCGGAATTGGTACAGAACTGCCGTCTAGCGAAACTGCCGGTGAGCCTATCAAAATCCAAACTGAAGAGACAAAACAACAAGCTAAAGAACAGGTTAAGTTAGACGCAGCATTTCCAAAAGCGTCTAAGGCGGTTAAAGCAACTGTTACGTCGCTTGACCAAGATATAGCAGACGTCAAAATGTTGCTAAAAGATCGTAAAGGGCTAGCGGCTATAACTGGCACTTACAATGCTATGACGCCGGATATAATGGCCGACGCTACGCGTGCGGCTGCGCTGTACGATAAAATAACGGCTGGCGCAGGTTTTACAGCCCTCGGCGACTTAAAAGCGGCGTCTCCAACAGGCGGCGCGTTGGGCGCCGTGTCAGATGATGAAGGGCGTAGACTTAGGGCTAGCGTTGCTACATTTTCGCGTAAGCAAACCACGCCTGATTTTGTTGACGGACTTGAGCGCTATCTTGTCGATCTTGAGATGTCGCGCGAAAACGTATTATCTGCGTTTGACGAAACGTATAGTTATCGAGAAGATGCAGACGCCGCGTCTATTGCGCAAGACCTTCAAACGCAACGCAGTCGTCTTGAGCAAGAAATTTCGCCGCCAACTCTTCCCTCACCACCGCCAGGCGTAACGGTTAAAAGGAGGGGTTAGAATGGCCTCGTTTACGGTAACGTTACCTAATGGGTCAGCTTATGATGTAGATGGTCTGCCGGATGACGCAACGGAAAACGATGCGTTAGCCGCTGTACTAGCGCAACACCCTGAAGCCCTTGACGCTGACAACAGCCTTCAGCAATGGTTTGGTGTGGCGACGCGCGCGTTGTTGCCTTACGCGGCGGCGGCTGGCGCGGGCGCCGCTGCGGGCGCACCGTTTGCTGGCGTTGGCGCAGTGCCTGGCGCTGCGGCAGGCGTGCTGGCGTTAGGCGCTGGCGACATTGGCACGGGCGTATACAATCTTGCCGCCGCGCCGTTTGGCGCGCCGCGCATGGCGTTGCCGTCAGAAACTATCCGGCAGGCGTATGAGGGCGCAGGACTTCCCGGCACGCGCGAGCCTGTAACACCTGAGCAGCGCATATTTAGTGCGGGTCTTGAGGCCGCTACGGGCGCTGGCGGAACGGCAAGAGCGTTAACCGCGCTTGCACCGACACTACGCGCAGGCACTACTGCGCGCGGCGTAGCTACTGAACTTGGCCGCGGCGCAAGAGCCCAGGCCGCTGGCGGCGCTGGGGCGGGCGGTTTGACCCAGACCGCTGTAGAAAGCGGTGAAACCGACCCCATCAAGCTGTTTTTAATATCGTTGGCAGGCGGCGTTGGCGGCACGTTGGCCGGTGGACGGACGCCGAGGCCTACAATAACTGGTGCTGATGTCCGCGAACAAGCCCGCCAGTTTTATCAGCGGATGGAACAGGAAGGTGTGTTCTTCTCTGGCCAAGCCGCAGACGATTTGGCTAACCGTTTGGAAGATACGCTTCGGCGGCAAGCCGCGCAAATCAACCGACCGGATCGTAATGAAGTATTGCAGGTTATTCGCGACTTGCGCAACCGCCCATATAACGAATTGTCGTTCGAAGAATTGGAAGCGTTGCGCGGGCGTTTAGGCGATGTCGGGCGTAGCCGCGACACAGGCTTAATTGTCCGGGCGCAAGCAAATCGACTTGCTGGACTTGTTCAGGACGAACTGGACAACTTTGTATCCAACGCTGGCCCTGCGCAAGTTACGGCAGGTGACCCGCAGGTTGCGGCTAATGCAGTTAGGCAGGCGCGCCGTCAATGGCAAAACGCGCGTAAAGGCGAGATTTTAGAGCAAGTTTTAAAAAAAACTGAACGTAGCGGAAGTACGCGGCCTAAGATAGAAGAGTTGCAAAAGCGATTAGAACCGATTGTCACTGATGATCGGCGTATGGCTAAATTTACGACCGCCGAACAAGAAGTTCTGCGCAGTTTGCAACGCGGCAGCCCTGCAGAAACAGTGCTTAGCGGAATAGGTCAGTTGGCGCCGGATTTAAGAACTGGCTTGGGTGTTACAAAAGCGGCTGGCTATTTAGGTGCTATCCCGGCCGCTGCTACTTTTGTTGACCCGTCTGTTGCCGTAACCACGGGTATGATTGGCGGCGCGGCGCTTGCGTCGCGTGCCATGGCTAACCGCTTGGCTTTGCGCCGTGCTAGTGACGTAGCAGAAAACGTGTTGTCTGGTCGTCCTCCGGCCACAAGAACAGAAAACGCTTTGCGCGCAACGGGGCGCGGCGCGGCGTATGTTCCGCCGGTTGTATTGGGCTCACAGGCCGTCAATAACGCATTTTTGACTGATGCGTATGGGAACCAATACGACGCTCAAGGCAACATGTTGAGGTGACACGGTGGACTATCAGGTGTTGTTCAACCTCGCAGTAGGGGCTGTCAGTGTTACGGGAGGGTGGGTCTTGAGCAGGGTCTATCACAGTCTGGACCGTCTCGACGAAGACGTGCGGAAGATCCCGCTGAACTACGTCCAGAAGGACGACTTCAAGTCGGCCGTCGCGGACATCAAGAACGACATCCGTACCGGCTTCGCCCAGGTGGACCGCACGCTGAACAGCCTCTTCGACCGCGTCAACGAGAAGGCCGACAAGTCGTGAAAGTCAACGCCGCAGGTCTGGACTTGATCAAGAGCTTTGAGGGCCTTCGCCTGAAAGCGTACAAGTGCAGCGCGGGCGTGGACACCATCGGTTACGGCCACACGTCGGCTGCCGGTGCCCCCGTCGTCAAGGCGGGCATGAAGATCACCGAGCAAGAAGCCGAAGACATCCTGAAGCGCGACCTGACCCAGTACGAGCAGGCGGTCGATAAGGCCGTCACCGTCAAGCCGACGCCCAACCAGTTCTCCGCAATGGTCAGCCTCTGCTACAACATCGGCCCCGGCAACTTTGCGGGCTCGTCGGTTGTGCGGCGCCTGAACGCAGGCGACGTCAAGGGTGCTGCCGAAGCGTTCCTGTTGTGGAACAAGGTTCATGGTCGCGCGTTGGCGGGGCTGACCCGCCGCCGTGAGGCTGAACGAAAACTTTTCTTAACCCCGGAGTGAATAACATGACTGCACATAAGGCCGTAGCTGCCTTCATCACCAGCCTGGTTGCCCTCATCGGCCTGTTCGGCATCTCGACCGGCTGGGTGACGCCCAGCCTGATCGACAGCGTGTCGGTCATCCTTGGCGCGGTCCTGACCGCCGTCGTCACCTACATGGTCCCGAACCAGCCCAAGGTATGACCTGGCTGGAGATTGCCGCTATCGCCGCGCTGCTGGTCGGCGTCGGCGCTGGCGGCTATCTGGTGGCGCAACGGCCGACCTTCTGGGTCGGTCTGGGCGCCGCCGTGTTCAAGAGCCTTCTT